ATAGCGACCCGCCCTTCGGTGAGGGCATCGGCCAGGGCACACATGCGGTTGATGTCCTGCTGGCTCATGCCGCCCCCCGGATCCGCCGCAATGCAATCACCGCGTCTTGCCGCATGGCCGCGATGGTCGCCGCGTCGGGCTTGACGATGATGCGGCGCTGAGGCAGTCGGCCCGCGCCGGTGTGGTGGATCGCCGCCAATCGGCCGATGGTCAACTTCCCCTTGGGGTGCGACCCGCCGGCGATGCCGTACCGCACGCCGACAAACCGTCCGTTCGCAAAGACCTCGCGCACGTTGCCGGGACCGGTCAGGGACAGGCCGCGCCGGAGCGTGCCGGTGTCCACGAGGATCGCGGTCTTGAACGTGTTGTACTTCTGGACGCGGGCGAAGGCGCGGTCGAAAGCCTTGGGGCTGCGTGCCGTGTCGAGGGCCTTCTGAGCCGCCCGCTTGGCCTGCCCGATGTTCTGCCCGGATCGGTCTGAGCGGCGGTTTTCGTAGGTCGTGCGGGCAAGGGGCGGCCAGTCGCCGCCGCCGCGGGAGAACTGCGTGAAGCGGCGCTTGGTGAACGCCTCCATGCGTGCGCCCCACTGGTTGAGCATCCCGCCGAACGCCTGCTGGGCGGTCGGGTTGGCCATCGCCCGTTGCAGTTGGTCGAGTTTGGGCGTGTTGATCTTGGGGGTAACTTTGATGCTCATCCCACCCACGGAGCCGACCCGGCCCGCTCCTTGAGGGTGTAGTCGATGTTGCCCCGGCCGCGAGCATCGCCAATCTCGGCGTTGACACGCGCCACATGGCGACCAACGAACGTGGCTGAGTCATCCTGTCGCGGCCGATAAAGCCATTCGCCAGCCATGACAGCGCACCAGTTCTTGACGCGGGGTGAATGCGTGCCGGTGTTCGGGGTCAGGGGCACCACATACCGGCTGTCCCGAAACTCGTCGTTGACCCACGCCTCGGCGTATTCAATCGCGGCCGAGATTCGGGCGGTAACGGCCGTCGTCGAGTCGCTATCGAGGTTCGACCAGATGGCGACATTGGTTGCGCCAAAGACCGCCTCGATGTCAGCCTGGACGATGATCGCCACGATGTACCCCTCGGTGAAAGACCCAACCCCGCCGGTAAGCGGGGGTGGGGTGAAGATCAGGGATCAGGGAACAACGTCGGCGATGATGACCGCCTCCGGGACGTGGATCGCCGGGAGGAAGTTGTCGCCATAGACCAGCTTGCCGCGAATCGGATCCTTCATGCCGTCGGCGTACTGGAAGATGCCCTGCCGGGTCATGGTGTTGTTGAACAGATCCTCAAGGCTCATGCCCGAGCCGAACGCCTCGGTGGGGATCAACTCGAAGCCTTCCTGCATCTGGTACCAGTCCGGCGACGGGTCAGGGAGCATGACGATGGCGTCGGCCGGGAGGAAGGTGGTCGCGGTGTCCGAGGAGTTCCGGTAGAAGCCCTGGTAGCCGGGCCACCAAGTCAGGCCGCCGAGTTGGAACACGTCACCGTTGCCCGCATTGCCAAGCATGGACTGGTTGAAGGCCATGTTGCGGAACATGAACTCCTTGGCCTCGGTGTTGGCCATGAGGTACTGCTTGATGTCCGAGCCGTAGAGAACGTGCTTGGCAATCCGGCCGGACTGCTTCCGCATGTGCAACTTGAGCGCGTCGAGATCCTTCGACACGATCTTGGTCGAGGCCGTCGCCCACGAGGCCGAGATCGAACTGGAGACCTGGTTGAGGTTGGCCGCCGGGATGCCGTAGTCCACGTCGATGACAGCGCCGGACGAGGAGGCGAGGAGTTCGCCGTCGCCGTCGAAGTAGATGTGACCGAGGGCAAAGGCCGAGGTCACGGCCGCCGTGCGGAGGTTCATGGAGAGCGTGGTCGCCTGCCGCTGGATGCGTGCAATCTCCGAGCGGGCCACGCTCGCAGAGACGGCCAGCGAGTTCGCGCCGGGATTCGCGTTGTAGTCCACGATGGCCCGGCAGTCATCCGCCTTGATTTCCATGTGCTCGGCGGAGTGAATCAGGGCCTCCGGCCGCTTGGCGATGCCACTGATCGTGCGCGGACGGCTGACAGAGCCACGCATCGCCTGCTTGGCGGCGCGGTGGGTGCCAGCGCCACGGACGATGTATCCGGTGTCGCCGATGACGGGTTGGATGGTTCCCGCGTCTCCGAAGAGACCGGCGGGCATGTGGTCCTTGGGCAACTCGCCCATGAGGACATCCACGACCCCGAGGATCGTATTCGGTGCGAGGAGTTCTTTGAGTGTCGTGCCCATGGGCATGAGTCCTTGTGTGAGTGCGGAAAATCAGCCCCGGTGGTCGGGGCGTGGCGGTGGTCGGTGCGTGTGGATCACTCGTCGAAGCGGAAGAAGCTGTTGCTGCCGGTGGCGTTCAACTTGCCCTTGAGCCAGGTAATGGTCGAGGTGTCGGCGGGCCAGTCGATGATCTGGCTGGTGTCGAGGTTGCCACCGATGAGCGGACGCGCGAACGGCTGGTCGATGCGGTTGCCGAGTTCGTCGCTGCACTTGACGAAATCGTCGTCATCGACGATGCACAGCGAGCCTGCCACGGTGTCATCAACCACGATCAGCGAGTCGGTCACCTTGTCAACCGCCAAGTCCGCAATCGTCAGGGTGGTACCAGACGCGGCCGAGATGGTGATGGCGGTTTCAGCGACGGTGCCCGCGGCCGACGGGGGGCCGACAAGCAGGGCGGTGACAGATGCGCCGGTGGCGGCGATCAGGCGAGCAATCTCGGTCGCCGTAGCCGCGCCGACAGTCAGCGAAGTGACGGTGCCGGACCCGGTGTAGGAGGCCGTGGTCTTGCCGATGATGTAGTTGCGGTATTTGCCGCCCGATGACCGCTTGGCCATGATCTTGCCGGGACGGAGAACATCGACGTATGAGGTGTTGCCAGCATCGCCCGAGCGTGTGCCGTCGATGACGGCTCCGCCTTCGAGGTAGTTGGCACCCTGCGAACTCTTCCGAACCCGGCGAGGCGTGTAATCGACCGCCGTGCGGTAGCCGGGAAGTCCAGTGATTGCGCCCATGATTCAAACTCCTGGCGGGTCTCGCCGTTGGTGGTCGGTGGTGGGTTGGTTACTTCGCCTTCACGCCAGCGCGTGCGGCCTGCTCTGCGACAATGCGGGCGGTGTTGGCGGCCTCGTCGGCCCCTTCGCGGCTCAACTGCACGCCCGTAGCCGATCCACGGGCCTTGGGCTCGGAGCCCTTCTCGAAGATGTCGAGGATGCGGTCACAGAGCGGCTTGTCGCCAAGGCCGGAGGCGATGGACACCTTGCGGCTCAGCATCGCGGCCGGGCGAGCGGCTTCGGTGCCGCAGACGAGGGCCTCAAGTTCGGTCTTCTGGGCGGCGTTGACCTTGCCCGCGGTGCTCAGGGCACCGATCCGCGACAACTGGGCCTTGGCCATCATGTCGAGGGCGTCGGGGTCACACTCGGGCTTGCGGCTCAGCGTGGCGACCTGCGTGGTCAGGCTTTCGACCTGGGCGGGCAGCTTGGTCAGTTCGCCGATCTTGGCCGACAGGGCGGCGCCGGCAGTATCGTCGGTCAGGGTGGCGGGATCGAGGGACAGCGCGGCCGCGAGGGGCTTCCAGTCAAAGGGCATGGGTTTCTCCTGCCGCGACAGCCGGGCGACCGGGACGCGGTTGGTTCCGCCGCGCGAGGCGGCAATGGGGACAGCCGGGGCGAGCCCGGTCACAACAGGAATCGGGGTCAGGGCGACATGCTGCGGAGCGTCGGCCCACTCCTTCCCGGTGCCGTCCTTGAACGGGCCGGCGAAGATGGACACGTCGTTGCGGCGAACCTCGTCGATTGCGTCCTGCCCGATCGCCGTGAACTTCGAGAACAGCGACGGCTCACCCGTGCGGGGGCTGGGCGCGATGAACAGGTCGTCGATGTCCCCGCGCGAGTCGCCGGGCTCGAACGAGTGGCCTGACATGAGTTTGACTGCGATTCCCGCGTCTTTTAGGGCCTTGAACGAGTCCACCCAACCCGACATGCGGGCGGGCGTGACTTCGACCTCGGCGCCGTCGGACATGACCCACTTGCCGACCCGGACGGTTTCCTTGAGGAACGTCTGTTTCGGCGCGTCACCAGCGACAACAGCCCCAATCGGGACTGCGGCATCGGTCTCGGCCATGTAGAAGGCGGGCTTCATTGAAGCCGACGGGTCGGGGGAACACCCCAAACCATCGGTGACGCAGCCGGGGGGCTGTTGGGTTGGCGATGGAGAAGGGGGACGTAGACCGAGGCGGGAACCCGTAGGCTCAACCACCCGGTCGCGTCACCCAAAGTATACCCAACATCCGGGAGTCAAGTGGCCGGAACCACAAAATGTGGGGTAGGTTCCAGATAGACCACTGGCGTAGGATTCGTAGTCAGGGGTACAAGTGGGCGCGGGGTGCGAAGGGGCGCGTTCCAAGCCGCGTACTTTGCGGTGCGTGATCGCCGACGCAGACTCCAGCGGGATAGGAAGCGTCGCGGTCGATGGAACCCGAAGCGGTCGTCGGTGCTATACAAGTTGGATCCGGAGCACTCGGCAGACGCATCCTGTGAAAGAGGATGGTCTGGGTTGCTATTGACTTACCCCGCCCACTGCAGCGCCGACCCAAACGGGCTGTTCGTCCCCGACAGGTCGTCAAACGCACCCACGGGGATCCTGAGAACCGCCGCGTCGGTGTCGTTCTTGAAGATCTCGATGGTGTCGCAGCGACAGTTCCACGGGCTGGACGGCACGGGCGGATAGCACTGCGCCCACCTCGGATCCGTCACCGGCATCTGCAACCCATTCAACGCCTCATGCTCACGCCTCACGCGGCTATCGCCAGCCGTGACAAACTCGTACCCCCACAGAATCTCGCGGATCTCGGGATCCTGGTTCTTTGACCACCGGCCTGCGCCGTAGCCGAACCCTGTCCCCGTGCGGAAGATCGCTTCCAACTGGTAGTTCGCGGCCTTGGTCACGCCCGCGGACTCGAACGCATCGCGGATCAGGGACACACCCGCGTCAACGTGCAACCGCTCATCGGTCGCCTGCTCGATCGCCGCGCGGACACGGGCCACCACATCATCCGTTGCGGTCTGGACAGCCGCCTGTGCCGGGGCCTCGTACTTGGCCCGGAGGTCTTGGGCGTACGCGGGCGAGTGGCCGAGTTTGTTGGTCAGCGATTCGATGATCTTGTCCAGCGGCGAACGGTCGAGCGCGACCCGCCGGCGGATCTGCGGGGTGTTGAGCAATACCCGCCGTTCGCCCCGCAGATGCCCCGCGGCCATGCCAGAGGCGAGGACGGGTACGGCTTCACGCATCGCCCGCGCGATGGCGCCAGACGGATCCACGCCGTTGCGGTACGCCTTTGATGCTTCGGACACGGCAATCAGGCCGATCAGCGTTGCCGCGCGTCGGCCCTTGGCGGTGATGTCCTCCCGCTCCTTGTCCTGGATCTGGATCAGGTCGGCTTTGATGGAGCCTCCACAGCCTTAAGTTCCGCGTCCACGATGTCGGACCAATCAACCGAGATAACGCCATTGCCACCGTTTTCTTTGATCTGTCCGATCATCAGCAGCACAGCGGCCAACAGCGATGGCCGGAAGTCATCCGAGCACGAAGTCTTGTGCCCAGCGTTTATCCAGAACTGGCGACCATTCATAGCCGTGTAGATGGCCAACGATTGATTTCTCGCCGCGCCCTTGACCATGAGCCATTCAACAGCACGAGCGAAGATAATCTCGGCCGCAACGCTCGGGTACAGGCACGGATCAAACGGCGTGATGATGTGTTTGGGCCACCACTTGGCTTTCCAGAATGGTCTGGTCATGGTGGTGAGTTCGTCCAATGTGCCGGTGAAGATCATGGGGCACACTCCATCATCTGCTTCATCCACAACGCATCCAACTCGGTCCACGCCTGATGCAGGAGGATGTCGTCGCCGTTCGGCTCACGCAGAACGACATCGAAGTACTCGCCGTCGCCGTAACCGACAAAGTGCTGCAGCTCCCCGCCACAATACCGCACGTCCTTTATGGGCCAGCGCATGTACTCCAGCCGCGAGATGAACCCGTCGCGTGGGTCGGTCAGACACATCCGAATCCGGATCTTCACGCGTTCGAGGCTTGAAAAGTCAGCCATCGGTGTCCGCCTCCTCCTCAACCGTCCCCAAAATCATCTTACGCACCCGCTCCAGTTTGGCGATGAACCAGCGACCCACACCGCGCCGATCCGCGTCGGCCTGAATCTCCAGCACCTCGGCCGCCACGACCTCACGCTCCTTGGTCGTCCACACATCCTCCAGCAACGGCCCCAGATCAATCGCAGGCCCCCCGCACGGGCACGGGATGACGCCGCCATCGCCGGATGGGATGTACCCCGTCCGCTCGCAGATGTCGCAGGCCGGGTCGGGGATGTCGTCCGGTGGGCGGTGCGTGTTGGTGGGCATGGCGGGGAGGTTCAACGTAATCCGTGGCGGGGTGTGACGGGTCAGGCGATTTCGTAGGCCGTCACCTGTGACCCGATTTCGATGGCCAGCGACAGGGCACGCTGCACGATCCGCGTCCGCTCGGCAGCCGTCGCGGGCAACTCGCCACGCGACACATAACCCTTCACGATCTCGGTGGTCATGGCCTCGATCTTGGTCATGCCGCCGACGGGGGTAGCCCCTTGCGGGTATGCGTGCCCACCCGATGCGGCGGAAGCGTTGGTGCTGTTGAAGGCCATATTACTTGGCTCCTGAGAAGATCATGGGTACTCTCTTGCGAGCCCCAGAGGCTCCAACAAGGGGCCTTCTCGACTCGTCGGGAGGGCCTTTTTCATTCGTCATCCTCAACGTTCGCGTACACCTCCAACTTGCAGCACTCAAGCACGCCGACGACTTCCGCAACGCTTGCGCGGTCGTCAAGCGTGGTGTTCATCCACTTCGTGATGAGGTCAGCGAGTTCGGCGGCCATCTTGTCCACTCGGTCATTGCTCATTTGTTTTCCTTCCGGCCCAGCATCGCACGCACGGCGCGGCGCAGGCCCATCACGGCGGGGGCGGGCAGCGGGGCTTCCACGGGCGGAGGCTTGAACTTCGACGCCTCGGCCACGATCTTGGCGATGAGTGTTTCATCCGCCGCCGGGAATGCCAGCTTAATCATGTTCAGCACCACCCCGGCGGGGAGTTGCTTGGTCGTCAACTGGTTGATGAGCTCCACCATCGAGGCCAACTGGGCACCGTTCAGCGCGGTGTCCACGAGGTCGCTGTTGGCCTTGGTTGCGGTGTCCATCACCGGGTCAACCGGCGCGGCGTTGGCGGACGGGTCGAAGCCGATGCGGACCTGCGTCGGGTCCAGCACATCCATCGCCTTCGGAATCCCCGCCTTGTCGAAGATCCCGTCCACATCGGTCAGGCTGAGCAGGAGGTCGGGGTTGCCCACCAGAACCTCCTTGCAGATGGCCCGGAACATCATGCGGTCGGACTCGTCCAGCGATTCGGGCTCCACGCAGATCGCGCCGCGTGCGTTCTCGCCCCAGTTCTGGACGAGGAGCTCGTCAACCAGTTCCGCGTTGACGCAGGCCGCAATGTCCTGATTCAGTTCCTCGGCAATGGCGATGGTGATATCGCCCGCGGCTTGGGCATCGGCCCGCGTGCCCGTCGTGCCCTCCTGCGTCGTCCGCTCGGGGACCAGAATGCCGCGCGACTTCAGTTTGTCGAGGTACGCCAGTTGCGCACCAATCTCCGACCCCACGCCCGCGCGGTGCTCCATGAACTGGATCTGCCACGCCATGAGGAGTTTCGGGTCTATGCCCTGATTCACCAGTTCCCGAGCGCCGTCGGCCCACGCCGAGAACTGCTGCGGCATGGCGATGCCCTTGCCCATGCCCATCCGGTCAAGCAGCCCCTGCGCGAGGTCGCCGTTATCCCGGAGCGTGCCCGCCTTGTCCGGGCTCTGACCTTGCGGGTAGTGAACGATCGTGAGAACGCCCGCCCCCTTCTGCATGTACGCGCCCTGTTGGCGCATCGCGTCCAGCCACGGGGACCAAGCGTGTTCGCGGATGTTCTCGAGCCGGGAGCGGCCGTACAGGCACCCGAAGTGATCGTCATAGGCGAAGTTGAACGAGTAGTTCGCGTCCAGTTCCGCGCCCGTGTTGGTCAGGCCGACAAAGTTCCCGGTGTCGTCCGTCTTGATCGTGGTCAGGTCCGGCAGGAGGGGCTTGATCTTCTCGAACCCCCACATGCCCTCCCGGTTCTCCCAGACCATCTCGAACGGCTGGTGACCCATCGCCACAGCCATCGTCATGTCGCGCACCAGCCGGAACCGAAGGCGGTCCATCTGGTCTTGGATGAACTCCAACTGCTGAGCCGTGCCCCGGTCCTTCTGGACGTACATCCACTTGGACGACTTCACGGGCGCCAGCGAGGCCGCCAAGCACATGGCGACGGTCGGATCGGTCAGCATCATCCGGTACGTCCGGTAGTTGCCTTGTGGCGCAGGCCGCAGCCCTTCGATGAGCATGGAGCCGTAGCCGTTCATCACGTCACCGCGACTGCTGCTGCATTGTGGCCCGGTGGCCTCAGTTGTCGGCCGGGGTCGCGGGGCCTTCCGCTTCAGTTGGTCGGGCATCGGTGTTTCCGTTCTGCTGGAGGGACGCGGCGTAGGCGAGCATTTCGCCGATCATGTGGTTGGCTGCGTTGCGGGCCTGCTGGGCGTGCTGGGCCGCTTGGCTGGACGTGGGGGCGTTGGTGGCCCCGTTGAGGACCAGACGCGGCGTGCGGGCCTGCTCGTCGAACACGGCCGCCTGTGCGAACGCCTTGCGGGCCATCGCGGCACGCTCTTCGATCAGGGTCAGGATGGTCAGCAGTGAGGCAAAGTTCATGGGATCTCCTTCAAACCATCACCCTCGCCATTCCCGTTTGTACCCTCGGCTTCATGGTGTAGCCCGGCGAGTGATAGTGTATCAGGTACCTCATGCAGTCGGAGGAGTGGGTCAGGTCGCTGTTCGACTTCTCGGGCTTGCCCTCCTCGTCGCCCACCACCTCGCACAGGTCACGCACCAGCCGCACGCAGCGGGGGTTGATCTTGACCGACACCCGGCCGTCGATTGTGGACTTGAGGGCTTGGTTGACCAGACTGACGGACTCGAGGATGCCGGGGGCCTTGGCCGCCACGCACGTTCGGACGCGGATGCCAGCCTGCGAGAGCAGGATCCGCACCGCCTGCCAGTTGCTCTCCCCGTCCTTGATGTCGGCCGCGTTGCCCGCCGGATCGCCCGCAAGCCAGACCTCGGGCCTCCACGGCCATCCGTTCCACATGCGGATGAACTCGGCAATGGCCAGTTTCAGGTTCATCCTCGGCCCGTGGATCTCGTGGCAGATCGTGAACAGGTTGTCCAAGGGCCGGTGCTGGCAGACCAACATGTGCATGCCGGGGTTGATGTTGAAGTCGATGGCCAGGTGAACAGGCTCCCCGCGGCGAATCTCGACCGCCTCGACGTTCCCCTCGTGGAAGTGGTTGTAGATCGCCCCGTTGCCCAGCGCCTGCGGGTTCTGCTGGTGCATCGGCTCCCACGACCATGACGCTTCCAGCCGCTTCCGCTCCAACTGGTGACGGTCGAATCGCCGCTCGTCGAGAGGCTCGCCCACTTGCCGGCCAAGTTCGTCGGGAGCCGTGGCGATGCTCGGGAGGCTGATGACCGTCCACTGGTGCCCGTCCGGCTGCTTGAGCAGATGCCCGGTCAAGTCGTTGACGTGCATCCGGTGGTGGATCACCACGATGTTCGCGTTGGGCTCCAGACGGCTGGCGGCGGTCGCGTGGAACCAGCCCTCCACCTTGGCCCGGTACGCGGCGCTCATCGCGTCGGCCCACTTGCCGTACGGGTCGTCGATGAACAGGTCGTCACCGCGGTTGCCGATGACGCTTTCATCCATCCCGACGCAACGCATCCCTCCGCCCTTGTCGGTGTGCCACTCGTTCTTGGCGGTGGTGTCGTCCTTGAGTTCGGTCAGGAGGAACGGGTTGGACTTGAACTCGTCCCGGACCTTGGCGCCGAACGACCGCGCGAGGGGTGAGGTGTGTGTCGCCAGGATCAGCCGCCGCGTCGGGTTGGTTTCCAGCCTCCAGACGGGTGTCCACAGCGAGCAGAACTCTGACTTCCCCCAGCCGGGTCCAAGGTTGACGATGATCCGGGCGTTGCCCTCGACCATCTGGGTAGCGATCACCCGCGAGATGTGGCAGAGGTGGCGGTAGGCGGTCCACTTGCGGGCCATGCCGTGCCCGCTGAACTTCTCGGCCAGCATGTGCGGGGCGAGTAGTCCGGAGTCGCGGGCGCGGAGGTACTCAGTCGGTTGCGGGAGCATTGCCCCCCCCTGCCTCCAGCCGTTCGGCCTCGCGGGTCAGGCGGTCGGCCTCAAGGGCGAGTTTCAGGGCTTCGGGGTGGCGGAGCATCTTCTGGGCGGAGGCACGGCCCTCGATTTCGATGGGGCCGCCCTTGGGGCCGGAGTGCTCGATCCGGTGGTTGTCGCGGAACTTCTTGGGGCGTGCAGCCTTCAGCAGGAAGATGAGCAGGGTGTCGCTGTACTTCCGCTCCACGCCCACACGCTTGCCCGCGTGCCACACGCCTTCCTCAACGCCACGGGTAGCGCGTCGCAACGCTTCCGCTTCCATCATGTCGGCGGCCTGCTCGCGTGCCTGCTTGAACGCACGACGGAACTCAGGGTCGCTCTTGATCCACTCGCGCGGGGTATGCCGCTCCACATCGGCGGCCTTCGCTGCGGCCGAGATGATTCCCGTCTGCCCATACGCGGCAAGGAAAGCCACCTTTTTGGGGTGGCGTGTTTCGGCAGCCTCAGGGATGGCCTTAGGCAACGGTCACCCCGCGTTCAGCCGCCACCTCTGCCCACGTCTGCCCGGTGGCTTCGAGCGTGGCCTGCTTGCCCGTCAACTTCTCCCAACGGCGGATAGCCACGTCCACGTATCGCGGCTCAATCTCGATGGCGTAGCACTTGCGGCCGAGTTGCTCGCAGGCGATGAGGGTCGTGCCGGAGCCGGAGAAGGGTTCGAACCACGCGTCCCCAACATCGGAGAATGCCTGTATAAAGAACGCAGGCAGGCCAGTTGGGAACTTGGCCGGATGCTTGGCAGAGTCGTCGCGTCCGACGCCTTTATTCACTTCAACGACGTTGCTGGGCAACGCCAATCCCGGACTGACATCGCCATTGATGCCGAAGTTTCCGGTGCTCGTCTTGTTGCCACGACCGGGCACCCACTTTGCCACGCGGTCTGATTCGTGCATGACGTTTTGCGGACGAATAGCCACATCGTCGCCCACAGCGAAGTGGTACACCGGCTCAAATGCGTTCTTGAATCTTCCGGCGGCTGGGTTGATCGGAGTACCCTCGTGATTCCACGCGTACTCCTCAACAAATCGCCAACTCCAGCCTCTCACCATTTGAGTAACCAGATCGAATACGTAAAGCGACCTCTGGCCATTCTCGCAATGCGGCTTGATGTTCACGAAGAACGATCCATTGTCGGCCAAGACATCCTTTACGCACGCCTGGATCAACACCCACCATTCGTTGTACTTCTCGGCAGGTGTTCCGCCGTATGTGTCCTTCCGCTGCTCTGCATACGGGGGTGACGTAAAGCAACCAATGGGCGGACATGCGCATACGACCGCCCCATCCGCCTGCTTGGTCGAATCACCACACAGAAGCCTGT